CTGGAAGGCGCCGTTGATGCCCCAGATTTCCCCGTCGAAGTCCTTCAGGATATCGACGCACTCGGTAACGGATGGCCCGGAGGCAACAATGGCGATCTTGCGGCTATGCTCCTTCCGGGGAACGATGAACGGCAATTTGCGCTTCACCGCAGCATTGATTTGCTGTTGCCGAAGCTCGGGGCCATAGACGCAGTTCAGCGTGTATAGCTTATCGACCGTCCCGGCTTCGTTAAGCGGCGTCAGCTCTAGCATCGTCGCCCCACAGGGAATCATAAAGTTCTTCGTTATCGAGATTGGGCCACTCTACTGGGCCGCCGATGGTCTTACCGTTCATCCGAACCAAGATGCCGTCGAACAGTAAACCGCCATCAACAAATATCGTGCTTGCTCTCGACGCGTCATAAATTGGGATGGTGTCCGCAGGCGATGCTACGACAGGCCGCACAACAGCCACACTGGCCGCCGTACCGAACAACCCAAGCAACTTACGCCGGTTCATGCTGTAGCTCCTTCTTCTCAACCTCTATCGGGATATCGTCGCGCGGGGTCTGCTCAAGAAAATCAGCCAGCAACCCGCCGCACCTGACTTTCAACATGCCGTTGAAGATGTGGAGGAACGCGCCGATCTGCGAAACCTGCTTCAGCAAACCGATTTCCGTCTCGAACTTCGGCCCGCCGTCGTACAGATCAACCCATATTTTCGGTTGGGCGATGTCTGTGGAGTACCGTCCCCACTGGTAGCAATACTCCTGTCCGTCATAGGACGAATCCACACCGAACAAGGTCATGTCGCGCCAGCCTTGGAGAAGCCCAAGATACGGCGCACGAGTGACCGAAGTCGTCCCGCCTCCGATGGTCCCGAACTCCTCGGGGTATTTCACATCGTCGGAATACGGATGGAACGTTAAGACCTTCGCGTCCTTCAGTGCATCGAACACGGACGGGTCGGAGGTTGATGCAATGAAGAACGTCGTATCCTTATGCGGACGCTGGACGTACTCAGCCAGCCCCGGCAATGGATCGATAGCAAAGAACCCGTGAGGAACAATACCCTGATCCAACAGGTAGTCATACGCGCCATTGATGGCCCAGACCTCGCCATCCCACTCCCTCAATTCATCCAGATACCCCCGCACGGACGGGCCAGAGGCCACGATGGCCAACCGGCCCGCCCGCTTGGGGAGTTTCTGCACGGATGGAAGGCCGCGAGCCAGGCACGAAATCAGGTTCTGGTCGCGGCCGTCCTTATCGACAACACAGACGCTTTCCAGCTCCTTGCAGACGAGCGGAAAAGCGCCGTGCATCACTGTTCCGCCATGTAGTAATCGATGCCCATGGTGATGGCGGACCCGCTGATGAACGAAGTTCCCGAGCCGCAGAACTTGATCTGCGCCCAGACGCCCTCCTCCGTAATCTTCAGCGGGCCGAGCGTGTAGAGCAGACCGCCGAGGGCGAAGTTCAAACCCGACTCGCCCTTGATGCTTCCAACCGAAGCCTCGGCAAAGTCCACAGGCACTTGAGCGCCAAGCGCCTGTGAAGCCGTCGTTGCGCCATAGCTGGTCCCGTCAACCAGGTCCTTGAATGCACCGGAAAACCCGATGTTCAATTTGCAGGTTGTCGAGGCCGCCGAAGTACCGGAGGCGAAGCGGGACGCATAGACGTGTCCACCGACAACCACGGCGCCTTTCGGCAACCGGATCATGCGGTAAACGTCGCCATCCAGCGGACCAGATGTAATCGGCGTCGTGCCGCGCGTGTCGGCAAGAACGACCGTGTTCCACTTGGTAAGACGCTGACCCGCCCAACCGGAGCCGGTTGGGGGATCAACGGCCGGATTGGCGATTTGCGTCTTGGGATAATAGGTAGGCATGGTTCACCTCCCTACTATGCGTCAGCCGCAGCAGCGACGAAGCCCGTGACCGTGCCCCACTGGACGAGTGAACTCGCACCGCCGCCGATGGCTGCGGACGAGTCAACGTTCAGCGTGGACGTGTTGGGGAGGTACATGGCGTGCTTCTTGAACATCTTGGCGATGCCATACGCCGTCTCGATGCCGGTGCCGGACACAAAGCCGTAGTCGTCCTCTTTGCGGAACGTGGGCTTGATGGCCCGGCCAATGGCGACAGTTGCCGCCTGCTGGCCGCACAGGAACACCGGCTCGGTACGACCTGACACGCCGCCCGAGACGAGAGTATCCCAGCCGGAGAAGCCGTTGACCGATCCCGAGGTGACGAACGTGGAGATTTCCGGCACCTTGCGGAGAATGACGCCATCGTACAGCAGATCGCCATCCTGGAAGATCGGCTGATCGTCGAAGCCACGCCCCTCACGAGGACGGGCGTCGCGATTCGCCGTGTTGATGATGGTATCCAGCTTGGCGTCGCGGAACGAGTTCGTCCCCATGAAGCAGACGTAGTACTCGTATCCTTCCTTGGTCTTGTACGGCCGGATTTTCGGCGCGCACAGCTCGGCACGTCGCTTGAGCATCTGGCAGATCGTTGCAGAAAACTTCTGCGCGGAACCCACCACCGAAAGCGCCGACGTGAAGGTCGCGATGGTGCTTGCGGTATAGTGGTTGCTAAGCAGGTTGCCGAACACCACGCGATCCACGTTATCCGCCAGCCAGGTATTCCGCTGGGCAGCCGTGGCAGCGGCAAACATGATGCCATTGACGCGCTGGCCGTTGGTGGTGCCGAGGTTGGCGGGAGCGGATTCGGAGGGAAGCGCCATGAACCCCTGGATGAGTTCGTCGCGCATCTTCTCCTTGGCGAAGTCCGACAGCAGCGGCTTGGCCTCACCGAAGATATCGGCCGAGTCCTTCTGCTGTTCGGCATTAGTGGTCGAGACGGCCCAACGCAGGAAGTCCAGCCACACACGCATGCCGTAGTTGGCGATAGCTTCTTCCGCGCCGGCCAATGTGCCGGTCGAATAGCCGGCTCCGGTCAGCTTGGTGACGAGCGGGATGTTCATCTGCTCGCCGCCAGATTTCAACTCGAACCAGCGCCGGATGATGGCCGTGATGTCGTCGCCCATGTAGGGCGAGAACATATTTTCCCTGACCCATTCGCGATTGATGTCCTTCGCGAACTGGATCAGTTTGTTGTTGGTTTGAACGGTCGTATTGGCCATTTAAGGCTCCATCAGCGACCGCCTTTGGCAGTCGCAAAGCGATAAAGGGAGGCATCGCTCATGTCGCCGGCCTCGGGCGCCTGTGATGCGCCAGTGCCGGATGCACGGTTGAGCGATGGCGGCAGATTTATCGGTGGAGGACGGCCACTGTTCGGCTGAGAAGCTTGACCACGCGCGGACTCGATCACCTTGGCCTGGAAGTCGGGGTCTTTCATCGCATCGTCCAAGATTTTCTGGCGATACGCGTCGAGATTGCCCCCGGTTTCGGCCAGGAGTTTTGTCCGTGTGTGCCACTGCATTGCCACTTCGGCGGGATCGGATGCGTTCCGAAGCTGCATTTGCAGCGTCGGCATGTCGGGATGGTTCTCGCGCATCGCTTTACCGATGGCTTGCTCCATCTCCGTCACGGCCTTTGCTCCATGGACCGCGATGGCCATGGCGCGCGAGGTCGTGAGCCGCATTTCCTGCTGAAGCTGGGCGAAGCGCTCCTCTACGGGAGCCATCCGCTGTTGCAACGCACTATCCGGATTGTCGAACCAGTTGACGGGTTCTTCCTTGGGCTTCTGAAGCTGGGCAAGTTGCTGCTGAAACGCCTGCATCTGCTGGCGTGTCTGGAACAGCTCTTGTTCTCGCTCCGTGACCCTGCGCTCGGCCGCGTCTCGCGCCTCCCGAATCTCCCGCAAACGCCATGAAGGGACTTGTCCCTCCGCGTCGTCCTTGGCTGGCTCGAAAGGTGGTTGCTCAGTTGGAGGTTTGACCTCGGCCGGCGCGGCTTCGGTCGTCTCTTCCTTCGGGGCAAAGCGGCCCAGTTCATCCCGTGGTCGGTCGCCGGGCTCCGGTTCCTTCGCAGGGGCTTCCTGCTTCGGCTCCGGCGCCATAGCGCCTTCCATCAACGCTCGATCGTCCATAGGCACAGTGGTTTCAGTCTCAGCCATTGCTGGCCTTCCTTTCGCATTTCGTTGCGATGACGTGATCCGCCAATGTCGTCAGGCGGAAGTGACGTTGCCCTTATCGCTGGGCTTGCGAATTCATGTGTGCTGCTGCACTATTGCGCTGGTCGCATACGGGGTGGGAGCACCACCCATCGGACCCGGCGGCGCCAGGACCGGGCATCTCGTAGGAACTCCGATGAACCCATGCGCTGGCGGCAGATTTTAATCTGTGTTCCACGGCAGTAGCGCGCCGAAGCGACCCCATCTTAAGCCGGCGCTTTCGCTCGTTGCTTGGCCTGCTGAAGCGTGACCTTGCGATCCGCCTCGGCATTCGCCTGGTCCATGGTCATCTGCCATGGCGAGAGCGCAGCTTCCTGCTGCGCCTTGAATGCCTGCGCCTGCTTGTGCGCCGTGTTGGCCTGCGTCTCGTGGATGTCCGCCATGGCCTGCATGTTCTGCAATTCAGGCGGGACTTCGTATTCCTGCGGCTGGCCCATCGGCTGGCCGCTCATCATGGCTTCCAAGGGCTTGGCATGAGCATCTGCCATGGCTTTCATGGCCTGTGCGCCCTTCAACTGCGTATCGGCCTGGGTGTTCTCAACCTCGGCCTTGGCGCCGGCCATTTGAAGCTGCTCGGCCATCTGCTGCTGCGGGCTGGGCTGCTGCGTCCGCTCCCGGACCTTCTTCTTCGTCGCGTTGTCCAGCGGCGATAGTTCGACGGCGATATCCGGGAAGCGCTCGACAAAGCCCGGTCCAAGGGCTTGCAGGATTTCAAAGGACTGAGCCTGCAACGTCACGGCGTCGGGCGCCTCGTCCATGATGATATCAACGTCGAGTTGCCCAATGACGTTGGTCATCTCGTAAGCACCCGTGTCCTCGTTCTTCTCAAGCGCATTGATGTGAACGTACTGCGCCAAGCCCTCATCATCCGTCACACGGAGCCAGCGTTCCGCTTGCCAGTGCGTCTTGACCGTGTTCCAGATGCCCCGGTACACCCTGATCTTCCAGCCCTTATACGAGAGGATATACGGACCCAACTCGGCCATGCCGGCCTGCTGCATCAAGGCAATGGCGCGGCCGGACTGATTATCACTCCCCTGCCCGATCAGTTGCGGGTTCGGGCCGTAACTTTCCATTTCCTGAAGGTTGAATTCGAGGAGCTTGGTGAGGCCAGCGAAATCGAAGGACTGATCGTCGGGCTTTGCCCCCTCATTCACCGGGCCTAGCGTCTCGACAACGCCATCCGGCCTTGCCCATTCCCGCCTGGTGATTTCAATGTCCGCCACCGCGCCCTTGCGGACGATGATGCGCTTGCTCGATACCATGTGCTGAAGCTTGGACTGCTTGGCGTTCAAGCCGTCCTGTGCGGACTTCAGATTACGGACGAACCCGTATCGATCGCCGTCCTGGTCCACGATCCCCGAGAACATGATGAACTTGCAGAAGTCCTTGCCCTTCTCGTCCTTGAGGTAGCTCTTGCCCTCCTGCAATATCCCCGAGCCGGTGTAGAACGCCCAGCACCATCCGCCCTTGTGCTGATACCAGCACTCCACGATCCGAACGCGATGCGGCTTCTCGTCGGAGAACCAGCGCATATCCTTGTCTGAGTTATTGACCAGCTCCGTGGATTCGCCAGAGAAAGCCGTTTCATCCGCGTCCGGGAACATCTCCTTCGCCGCGTCGAACTCCATCCATTTGCCCTGCCCCATGTACCGGGCATCGGAGAAGTCCGCCTTGAACGAGCGCGGGTCGTAGAAGAAAGACGTGATGTCCACCACATCGAAGCCAACGTCTGGATCGCCCTGGTCGCCCTGCTCAAGCTCAAGGGCTATTCCACCAATACCATCCACCGCGCCGTCACTGGCGCAGACCGGCGACTTGGCCTTCCACTCCTGCGCGTCAAGGACATAGCGCAGTGCAGCCGTGGCGAGTTCCGCCCCTTCCTCGTGTTGTGGTGTGCGAGCATAGGCTTTCGGGTCTTGCCGCAATCGTTCAATCAATCCCACGATCCCATCGATCTTACGGGCCGTGCGGTTGAACGTCATGATGGGCTGCTTGCGCTTGGTCAGCGTCGCAACCTGTTCGGCCGTGTATTGTGAACCGTGGCGATAGCGCCTGGACTCGATCTGCTCGTCCAGCTCGGCCCGTTTCGAGAAGATGTAATCCGTGTAAGCCTTCTTCAGCTTGGACAGCGGCCAATAGTCCTCGGGGGCTCCTGTCTCGTTTGGTGCGCCTGATGACTGCGCGGAGCCTGCGCCCTGCGCGGTGTAGCTCGTCTCAGGCGTCATCGCGAGCCGCCGCCTCAGCCTTGGCTTGCTCAACGAGCATAGGAATGCGGTTAATCACAATACATTCCCCGCCGTCATCCTCAAAGCCAACAATCGTGCCGTTTGCATAGATGCGATAACAGCCCTTGTTTGTCATAATCTCGAAGGCTGGCCTATCACTAGGACGCCCACTGTCTTCAATGCTGTTAAGGGTGGTGGCGTAGCGCGCTACCGAAATCGTCCCGACTCTTGGTCCAAACCATCCGTCAAGCCATGCCATCAGCAATGCTCCACATCAGTAATGCACCGCGTCGTTGGTGTGTATCGGCTCGCTGTGGGAGCGGTAGCCGCTGGGGTTATCAGGCTTGCCGGGGACGTCTGGCTTCTTGCCGGTGAGCATCACGTCGAGGAGTTGACCGACAAGCCCGAGGGCGTCCACTTGATCGTCATGTTTGCCAGCGGGAAACGAGAGGAGTTCGGAGCGAAGTTCCGCGTACCATTGGGCAGCGTGCGGAACGTACAAGCCCCCGAGTGCCATTCTCCCGCGAATAGACTGCGCCCTGACAGCCTTGTCGCCGCGCGTAGGGAATTGATCGCGAGCCACATAAGCATTGCGCTCGCGCGATCGCTTATCCAGGAACGGCCCGATGCCTGCACGGATTTGCCCCTGTTCTTCAGCCCAGCCGATGGGCTTCCATTCTTTCACCAGATCGCAGAACGCCTCGATCCACTCATCCGAGCTGGCCTGCTTGCGCCACAGGTCCAACAGGTAAATGTTATCCTCGGGATCGATGCCTACGACCACATGCACCGTGTAGTCGCCGCCGTCCGCTGTGACCGCGTAGTCACTCCCGCCATAGATGCGCAGCGTGTCGCGTGCCGGCGCCTTGTCGTAGGGCTTCAACCAATCTGCTTTGAAGTAGTCGCCCTCTTCAGGGGCGGGGCGCTGCTGGTAGAGTGCCGACCAATCTCTTGGACCAACTGCCCGACGCTTTCGATCAAGTTCGGTCTGATCTTCCCATTCGGGCCAGAGCACTTCACCTGGCTTTCGTCCAAGCGGATCGTGTTGCTCAGCAATAGCCGGAAGAGAAACCACTTCCCATTTATCTCCTCCAGCTTCCATTTCCGCAAGTATTCGTCCTGCAAGGTCATCTTCATGCCATCGCGTCTGAATGAGAATGATTTTGCCACCAGGCTTCAACCGGGTGTAGAGGTCGGACTTGTACCACTCCCAAGTCTTATCGCGTATGAGTTCGGAGTCTGCGTCCTCTCGACTTCGGACAGGATCATCGATAACAACCAAGTCTGCTCGTCGGCCAGTGATGCTTCCGCCGACACCTGCACTGAAATATTCCCCGCCAGCGTCAGTTTCCCATCGGCCAGCAGCTTGGCTATCCGCCGCAAGCCTAGCGCCGAGAGCGAGGCTATGTTGACTGAGTAGGTTTCGAACACGTCGCCCCCACTTCTCGGCCAGCTCTTGCGTGTGGCTCGCCGCTATCACGCAATCCGCTGGCCTGCGCGCATAGTACCACGGCGGGAACAAGATCGATGCATACGTTGATTTTGCCGAGCCAGGCGGCATGAAGATAGCAAGACGATCAATCTCACTGCGTTCTACAGCCTCTAGCTTGTCTATGACCAGCTTGTGATGCTTTGCCGGCTCGAACCCGGCATATCGGCACCAGTCAGTTAAGCTGCGACGGATCGATCGGCGGCGTATCAGTTCCCTCGCCGCTTCCGGTCGCGATACTTGCAAGTTCATCGTCGCTCAAATCCATGGCCCGTTTGAACTCGTCAGCCGAGCCCGTGGTGAATTGCGCCGGCTTGCCCCAACCTCGGTCGAGAAGCACTTGAGCCGCAGCGACGCGCGCTGAATGCGGGGCTTCTGGCTCTCGCATGATGCCTGCAAGCACTCTGACCGCTGTTTCGGTGTGAGCCCTTGCCAAAGATCGAATATCTGCTGTTGCCTTAGCCATTTAGCTGCTTTCAGGTGTCAATGGGTTAAAGGGTTCCGCCCTAAGCCCGTTTTTGGGTTCAACCCTTCTCAAACACCCAGATTGTGAGGTTGTCCAAGCCTGTCATGCGCTTCCAGGTGAACATGCACATATCGCATCTCAGGTCGGGGAAGTTGTCGAGATAGAGCGCGCCGTAGTCCCGGCGCCACATGGCGTTGTCTTGGCCTCGGTAGGGAACCATTTCCTCCTGCGGGGCGAAGTATTCGGCCGCGATGATCCAGCGCTTTGATACCCTGTGGATTTCCTGCATGGACTTGAGCAGTTTGTCGGGCGGGATGTGGATCAGGACGCCCCATGTGAAGACCAGATCGGCGTGGGATATCGGAAAGCTGAGCTTGTCTGCTGTGTCCGCTGTGATGTTGCGTTCCGAGGTCAAAGAGAGATTGGCCAGTTCCTCTCGTGCATAGTCGTTCGGCTCGCAGGCCATGAACTCGCAGGCCGATATCTGTGCAATGGCTTCGAGGTTCTGCCCAACGTTTGCCCCGACTTCCAGGACGGATCGGCAGCCTTGCGGAAGGATCATCTTCCATGCGTTGAGCCTGGCGCCCAATGGGCTGCGCTTGTTGCGGGCGGTGTAGTCGTCACCGAATTGGCCGGACCACAGTTCGGCTGGGGGCGCGGTCAACCGGCAATCTCACTGCGATAGAATGGATTTCGGTACAGTGGATTGCCTGACACGAATTTAGCAAACTTGGATTGTTTCTGCCCAGACGACCGCAAACTGCTTTTCTTCTTGCGAGAAGTCTTTGCCCGCTGCCTGACTTTTTTCATCATACCGTCTCCAGTGCTTCGACCAACTCACTGTACGTCATTCTGCGCGCGGTGTCCGATGAATTTCCGATGTCCATGGACTCGTGCCGCTTCTCCCATGGGGGAAGGCCGCGAACATCCATCCTGACCTTCATGGCCTCTGCCAAGTCACCAAGCCTGTACGCCGGCAATGTCGGGATCAGGATATCCTTCGGCGCCTCGATCGCTTCCAGCACAAGGCTCACGGCCTCATCCATGTGCATCCAGAACCGCGTGCAGTCGGGATCGGATACCGGAACAACTTCGATTCCGTCCCTCTTCATCGCCCGCCAGCGCGGAATGACTGATCCGCGAGAACCAGCAACATTCCCATAACGGCAAACAGCGAAAGTGGGTCCATCGTCCCCGCGCATGTTGTTGGCGTTCAGCAGCATCGTTTCAGCGAGTGCCTTGCTCTGCCCGTAGGGGCTGACCGGCTGAAAGGCTTTGTCCGATGAAAGACCAACAACCCGTTTGACCTTGGCGTCCATCGCCGCCTCGATCACGTTCATGGTCCCGATGATATTAGTCTTCACCATCTCCGTGGGATTGTAGTGGCCGACCTCTATCCGCTTGAGCGCTGCGGCGTGGATGACGATATCGATTCCTTCGAAGGCTCGTCGCAGTCTGTCCCGGTCACGAACATCACCAACGAAGAATCGAAGCCGATCACTCTGATAACGTTCCTGCATTTCGGACTGGGCGAACTCGCCTCGGGAGAGGATGGCAATGCGCTGAAATCGATCTTCATTGAGCAGCCTCTTGGTGAAGGCCTGGCCGAAAGAGCCTGTGCCTCCGGTTATCAGGATGGAGTTCATTGTGCATCTAGCCGCATTTTGTTATCTTCTCTCGCCGCCGCGACGGG